GTACTGGCGCTACAGCAACTACGTCTAATTTATCTTTCCCACCAGATATGGTGTGGTCAAAAGGGCGTGATAACGGGGGCACAAATAGCGGAGATTTTGACCGCCTCAGAGGTGCTACAAAACAGCTTAGTTTGAATCAATCGGATGCAGAAACTACGGCATCTACATCATTGACGGGCTTTGATGTTATGACTGGATACACGGCTGGCGCTGATGCCGTTCAGTTAACAATTAATGCAACGGGCTATAACTACGTTAACTGGCAATTCAAACGAGCCCCCGGCTTTTTTGATGAGGTTTGCTATACAGGAACTGGAACTAGCGCTACCCAAACGCATAACTTGGGAGTAACACCAGAATGGGTAATTTGCAAATCTCGTACAAGTGCTACTTATCCAAATTGGGCTTTATGGAGTGCGGGTGATGGAATAGTTAACCATGATATTTCTGGTTTATCATTAAACTTACCTGCAGGAGCAACTTATATAGACCTCGGGTTTTCTTCACGTTTTACAGCAACAACTTTTCAACCAGACACTGTTTACGATACAGGTGGAAATGGTAAAAATCAAACAAGTAATACCTATGTGGCTTACCTTTTTGCAACCTGCGCTGGTGTATCCAAAGTTGGTTATTATGTAGGTACTGGAACTACAAAACAAATTGATTGTGGCTTCACAGCAGGGGCAAGATTTGTTCTTATTAAGCGTGTTGATAGTACAGGAGACTGGTACGTTTGGGACTCTGCTCGTGGCATCATTGCTGGTAACGACCCATATTTGCTTTTAAACAGCACTGCCATTGAAGTGACATCGACAGACTACATCGACACATACAGCGCAGGGTTTGAGATTAGTAGCACAGCGCCAGCAGCCATCAATGCCAACAATGGAAAATTTATTTTTTTGGCAATCGCATAAGGAAAACATCATGCAAATACGAATTCGTTCAACAGGTCAAGTGCTACTACAGCACGAGTGGGAAAAGTGGGTTGCACAGACTTACGCCAAGTCATTAAGTGGAATCACTGAAGAAGCGGTCAATCGCTTTGAGTCAGACATCGTGTTTGAGGGCCCACAAGCCACGGGCGGTACGGTCTATCAGTACAGCCAACGTGACGGTGTGGAGCAGCTTGACGGCAAGTGGTACACCAAGTACGTTCTTGGCCCAATCTTCACAGATGGCGAAACAACTGCCGCTGAACAAGAAGCTGCTTACAAAACCGCCAAAGATGCTGAGCAGGCTACAGCAGTACGCAACTCACGTACAGAAATGCTCAAAGACAGCGACTGGACGCAAATTGCCGACAGCACCGCTGATAAAGCTGCATGGGCTACATATCGCCAAGCACTGCGGGACATCACAACGCAGGCAGGCTTTCCTTGGACTATTGAGTGGCCTGTCGCACCATAGGGGTTGTAAATTGACCCGCTCAGCATCCTCTTTGCCGCTAACGCTTGCGTTGCCGCTATTAAGCAGGGGTGCAAACTTTATAAAGACGCTAAAACGTCTTTCATGGAGATCAAAAAGACTGTTGATGAGGTTGCATCAGATGTTAAAGCAGTCAGAGGATTCTGGGCAAAGCCCTTCGGAACAGCGCCCACCTCAAGCCCCAAGCCTGTGGCGAAAAAGAAGGAAGCCTACGTTGCCGTTGACGAAACCCAAGTCATGGCAGACATTGTTACTCAGCTTTCGACGTTCTTTAAGCTGCAAGAGCAGCTTGCTGAGCACATAAGGGAAGAGGAAGAGAAGAGCAAAAACGTCTACGACCCCGACGCTAACCTGATGGAAGCCGCCCTGAAGCGGGTAATGGCTCAAGACCAGATGGCGCTGTTGGAGACGGAGATAAGAGAAGCGATGGTGTACGGCGCTCCTAAAGAGATGGGGGCTTTGTATTCCAAAGTGTTTGATATGCGGGATGTCATCAAGGTAGAGCAAGACAGGGCAAGAAAGAAACGGGATGATGAGTCATGGCAACGCAAAGAGGAGGAGCGGCTCCTAAGAGAAAGGCAAGCGTACCTGCTGGCGACTATCCTATTCCTCCTATATATGTGGTTGCTCCTCGGCCTCTTGCACAGGATTGGGAGATAGTTGTGGGCTGGATTGCCGCTTGCTTGCTTATAGTAGCGCTGCTCCCCCTGCTCGGGATGCTGTACATGGACGTTATGCAGACCAAGCATGAGGCCAAACAGCAGATTGAAAAGATGGAGAAACTCAGGCGGCAAATTGAGCAGAAAGAACGTGAGGATAGAAAATGATGATTTATATCCCCGTACTGTATATTTGCATTGGACTGGACTGTGCATTTTTTCAGTCAGAGATTTACACGCTAAACGAGCAAAAGTGTGAGCAAGAAATTGCACAACAGAAAAGCGAACTTATTAAGCAAGGCAGAACGGTTCAAGCAATTTGTGTAGACATGAAAATTAACTTGGAGAAAAAATCAGATGTTACCTATCGTAGCTTCCCTCCTCGGTAGCCTAGCTCAAAACGGCCTTACCCTACTGTCCAGCGCCATCCAAGCCAAAGGTAAGGAGGTTGTTGAGCAGACGCTTGGCGTAAAGATTCCCGATAACCCAACCGCAGAAGATGTCAGCAACCTGCGCCAGCTTCAGTTTGAGCATGAAGAACGCCTGCTTGAGCTAGGTATTGAGAAGGCCAAGCTGGAGTTAGCTGAACTGGAAATGTTTGCCAAAGCTGCGGCAAATGAAGACGACAACGTCACGGATCGTTGGAAATCAGACATGAACAGCGATTCTTGGCTGTCCAAGAACATCCGCCCAATGAGTCTAATTGCTATTTTTCTGGGTTACTTCTTGTTTGCCATGATGTCTGCCTATGGGTACAACGCCAACGAGTCCTATGTCACCTTGCTGGGTAACTGGGGGATGTTAATTATGGGCGCATACTTTGGCGGCAGAACCATTGAGAAACTAGCTGACATGAAAGGTAAGAAATGAGTTTAAACACCGAACAAGCTGCATTTTTGCTGGACATGTGTAAGCTAATCCAATATGCTACAGACCAAGGGTTTGTGGTGACCGGCGGGGAACTTTCCCGCACGCCCGAACAGCAAGCCATTTACTTTAAGACGGGGCGTTCCAAGACTATGAATTCCATCCATCTGAAGCGCTGCGCCATAGATCTGAACTTCTTCCGTGATGGAAAGATCATTTGGGACAAGGCTATCCTTGCCCCGTTAGGTGCGTATTGGGAGTCCCTGCACCTTAAGAACCGCTGGGGCGGTAACTTTAAGTCCCTTGTTGATTGCCCTCATTTTGAGCGTAATGTAGGTTAACTATGCCATTACAAAAACTGCAATTTAGACCCGGTATCAATAGGGAATCTACCACCCTTACAAACGAGGGTGGATGGTTTGCTTCGGACAAAATTCGGTTTCGTTCTGGTTCTGTAGAGAAGATTGGGGGCTGGATCCGTGATTCTGGAACAATAGCCGCCACCGCACCAGCAGGCACATTTATTTCTGGCGGTGAAACAACTTCTGTTCCCATCACTGGCGGCGCTGCGTTTTGGGGTGTAGTCCGAGCTTTGATTAACTGGGTTAATTTAAACAACTCTAATTTGCTTGGAGTTGGCACAAGTCTGAAGTACTACATTCAAAACTCCATCAACGGAGCATTTAATGACGTTACCCCTATTCGTACAGTTACCGCTGCCGGGGCTGTAACTTTTGCAGCAACTAACGGGTCTACAACCATCACCGTTACAAACGTAGGCCACGGCGCACAGACTGGAGACTTTGTAGCTTTTACTGGGGCAGTAACCCTTGGTGGAGTCATAACCGCAGCCATATTAAACAGAGAGTACCAAATTACTTTTGTAAACAATGACGTTTACACAATTACATCATCCGTTGCGGCAAATAGTAGCGACTCAGGAAATGGCGGATCAACCACAATTGGAAACTATCAGCTAAATACTGGTAATAGTAGCTACACGGTGGGTACTGGATGGGGTGCTGGCGGCTGGGGCGGCTCAACTGGGCCTTTGGCTTCTACAACTCTTACGGCAACTATTAGCTCAACAGCAACTACAGCAATTGCGGTGGTGTCTACTACAGGCTTTAATAACGGTGCGGCTTCTTTAACCACATCGACTATTTCTTCCGCAGGCGTTCTTACAGTAGGCACTTTGGCCTCTGGAGCTATCTATATTGGCATGGTGTTAACCGGCTCCGGAGTGACTGCTGGTACATATATTGTGTCTAATATTTCGGGTACTGGCACTGCGTCAACTTGGCAAACAAACAAAACTACAGTTGTTGCATCTACAACCATTACAGGCAGTGGAGGCGTAATATTTATAAACAGTGCTGGCTCTGGGTCGTCTTCAACTTACGCAAACTCAGAAACAGTTACCTATACATCAGTTACATCAACAACATTTGCCGGAACCATAACCCGAAGCGTAAATAACACGCCAATTGTTGCGCATGGTATAGGCGACGCAGTTCTTCAGTTTTCGTCTCTTGCTACAGGTTGGGGCGTTGCCTCTGCATCTACCGCTAGTTCGGGCACAACCTCTGGCACTGCACTGCGCTTATGGTCGCACTCAAACTACGGGGAGGATTTAATCCTTAACCCACGCGGCGGCGCAATGTATTACTGGGCAAACAATGCAAATAACAACTTGTATGACCGCGCTCAGATAATACAAGCGGGAACCGTGGTTAGTACAAAAAGTGGCCCGTTTACACCAGATTCAACGTGTCCCTCAGTAGCCAATATAGTCTTAGTTTCTGACTCATCTCGGTTTGTCTTTGCGCTAGGTTGTAATGACCCAACAGGTGTCTACGCATCTACCGCACAAGACCCTTTACAGATTCGCTGGTCAGATCAAGAGCAGGCAGGTGTTTGGACTCCAGCAATTACAAACCAAGCAGGTGGTATTAAATTAAGCAAGGGCTCAACAATTGTCACCTACTTGCAAACCCGCCAAGAGATTTTGATTTGGACAGACTCCTCGCTGTACTCTCTACAGTACTTAGGCCCTCCTTATGTTTGGGGCAACCAGCTTCTTGGTGACAACATTTCTGTTGCTAGTCCAAATGCGATAGTGACTGCTAACAACGTAGTATTTTGGATGGGTGCGGATAAGTTTTATATGTACACTGGTCGCGTAGAGACGCTGCCCAGCACAGTGCGTCAATACGTTTACAGCAACATTAACTTAGGGCAGGCGTATCAAATAACTACTGGGTCTAATAAAGCGTACAACGAGGTATGGTGGTTCTACCCATCAGCCACAGGCACAAGCCCAGACGGCTCAAACATAAGCGGCGGTGCGTTAAACACCATCATTGATCGTTACGTTATTTATAACTATGTTGAAAACACATGGTATTACGGCACATTCAATGGTGTCGGCGACTCTTACTATAGCGCAGTCAGACCACGCACTAGCTGGATAGATAGCCCCTTACGCCAAGCGCCCACTGCGGGGCCAATTGCGGGAATATGCTACGTAAATTCTGCAACTCCTTACACCTACACCAATGGCGCTATTGTTTACCATGAAGTTCCACAAGTCCCTGATAACAACGAAACTGGAACGGCTGTGGCAATAGCCGCATATTGTGAATCTTCAGACTTCGACATTGGAGATGGGCACAACTACGGTTTTGTATGGCGTGTTATTCCCGACATTACATTTGACGGCTCAATCAGTGCCACACCAAATGTCAACTTCACCATCAGGCCACGGCAAAACCCCGGTGCATCTTATGGGGCATCGGACAACCCGTTTGTTATTAGTGGTAATAACTACACTACGGCTCCTTACTACACCGTGCAACTGTTTACACAAATAGTTTATGTTCGCGCTAGAGGTCGTCAAATGGCGTTTCGGATTGAGTCTAACAACGTAGTTGGAACAACCACATCTCTAGGAACTCAATGGCAGTTAGGCGTTCCGCGCCTTGATGTTAGACCAGACGGGAGAAGGTAATGTCACTGAAACTTGTAAAAGCCCCACGTTTACCGGCAGCGCCTGTTACATATGACAGAGAAATATTTGATAACGTCTTTGGCATTATTCGACAGTACTTTAATCAGTTGGACAACCCCGGCCCTGTAAACTTTTCAACACAACGAAATCCAGCGGTTGGCTCAACTCCAGCACAGGTATTTTCAGCGCTCAGTTGCGTACAACCCAACCCAAGCAATCCAGCGCAGTTTGTTATTAGTTTGCCAACACAAGCTGACTTTGCTAACCTGCGCTCAGGCGACATCTATTACGACACCTCGGGTGGGGCTGCAACAAGTTACCCATTAAGGATTAAGGCGTGATAAACTTGATTAACCCCCATCTAAAGAGGCAAAAATGAGCTTACAGCTTGCAGCCCAACACCTTTCATCGCAGGGTCGTGGTAGCGATTCCACGCTTGTTCACATGTCGCCCCGTGAGGTTAAAAGCCTTAATGAATTAGCGATGGCGCATGGTGGTCAACTGTCCATTAACCCGCAGACGGGTTTACCCGAAGCTGGCTTTCTTTCATCTATTTTGCCTATGGTGGCTGGCGCAGCTTTGATGGCGGCTGGCGTACCCGCTGGTTACGCCGCTCTTGGTGTTGGTGCAGGTACGACGCTTTTGACTGGTAGCCTTGAGAAAGGCTTAATGGCTGGCTTAGGCGCTTATGGCGGCGCTAACTTAGGCGAAGGCTTATTGGCTAGTGGAACTGATATTGCACCCGCAGTTTTGGAGGCGCAACAAGCGCAACAAGCACAACAAATTGCATTAAAAGATCAATTTTATAACCCAACAGGCCAATTGCTTGATGGCAAGGCTGCTGCTGATTACGCAACTCAAGCTCAACAATTAACGCAAGATCAAATAAAGGCTATGGCTGGTACTCGCGAAGCTGTTGCTCCGGGGTTTTTTGACAAAATTAAAACAATGGGCGGCGGGATTGGATCTCTTGGTCAAGAGGGTGGCTTAAGTAGCCTCTACCAAAACCTTGGCGGCTCACCTATGAGCTTGCTGAAATCCGTAGGCTCTGCCGCTGCACCAGCTATTGGCGAAGCCATGACACCCAAAAAACTTGAAGAAGAAAAAGCCGATAAAGATATGGGTCAACGCTACGGGTTCTCTATGAATCCCACGGGCGGTCAACAAGTCCAGCCGGGGCAAGATCCGCTGGCTAACACTCAGTCTTCCACCACTACGCCATTTCCAACTCCCGATATTTACGGCAAAGAGCAGCGTTACTTTTCGCCTTCTTATACAAAACTTACACCTGAAGAAGCTAAATCAATGTACGGGTATGCCGAGGGCGGCCCAACCACCGAAGTTAAACCAGCAACAACTCTCGCAACGCCGCCCGCCGACAACCCAGCACTGGCAGCGTTTAAACTGATGCAAGCACAACGTGCGGCTCAACCAAAAACTCCTCAATATGCATCTACCCCTGCCACGGGCGGCTCTCCTCCTGCAACCACCCCTACGCCTACTACAGTTGAAGGGTTGTACACGACATATTTAGACCGCGCATCGGACAAAGGTGGTTTAGAGCATTGGAATAAGGCTTTTGGCTCTAGCGTCGATGCTGATGAGGCTGTTCTTTTTAGAAAGTCCGCAGCCCCCGAATTGGCTGGAAACAAAAGACTGGCGGAAAGTACAGGCGGCCCTTTGGCGCGTGAGTTTAACGAGTACCTAAAACAAACAGTCGGTGCGCCAAACCAATTACAAGCGCCCGCTACACCGCCCCCAACAACGACAAACTTAGCTGATTCTGGCTTTACCTTTGATCCCATTACGCAGCGGTACTCGGAAATTAAAGGGACTTTACCAGCAGATGGGGAGGCAGGAGCCGAAGAAAATGCTTTTATTTACACAGGCGTACCTCAGTCAAAGGTAGATCCCAAAACAGGGAAAATGATTAGATACGACAGATACGGTAGCGTTATACATAGCGCAATACCGGGAGTCGGGTACAGCTACGCAGGTGGCGGTATGGCAGATTCTGAGCGTATGCCTGCTTCAAGCTATATTGGCTCTAATACAAATTACCCCCAATCACAAACTCTAACCAACCAGTTTTCTACGCCAACACAAATCCCAATGAGTAAAGACGTAGTGATGGCTGGCGGCGGCATTTCCCACCTTGGCGATTACTCAGACGGCGGCAGATTACTGCGCGGCCCCGGTGATGGCGTGTCCGACTCTATCCCCGCAATGATTGGCAAGAGGCAACCTGCACGTTTAGCTGATGGTGAGTTTGTTGTACCTGCACGTATTGTTTCTGAGTTGGGTAATGGCTCAACCGAGGCTGGCGCACGTAAGTTGTACGCAATGATGGACAGGATTCAGAAAGCTCGTGGTAAGACTGTCGGTAAGGGTAAGGTGGCAAAGAATAGCCGCTCTGAAAAACACTTGCCAGCATGAACTACACATTTCACTTAGGTAAACATCGTGAAACATTCGATGAACTTGAGCCGCTATACAGGCAACACTACGATGAAATGGTGACACGTTTAGCAAGAGATGGAATTGAGTACTCGCCTTACAACCCCAGATGGGATGAGTATTGGAAGGCAAGCGATGGCGGCTGGTTGCTTACCTTTATTGTTCGACATGAAGGCGCTGCGATTGGCTGCAGCAATGTGTATATTACCAACGATATGCACAACAACGATCTTATAGCGCGGGAAGATACTATTTACGTACTACCTGAGCACAGAAATGGCATTGGCAAAAAGCTTGTAAAAGTTATTTTGGAAGAGTTAAAGCACCGTAATGTAAAGCGGTTGCATGTGTCAGCAATGACTGATTTGCGGGTGGCAAAACTTTGGAGCCGAATGGGCTTTAAAGAGTCATCCACACAAATGATTTATAAATTTTAGGGGTTAAATATGTGCGAATCATCAGCGCCGTCAGCGCCTACAGATAAACAAACACAAGTAACTGAGTTACCTGAATGGGCGCGTCCGTATGCCAAAAATCTGCTTGCTAGAGGTTCGGCCCTTACAGATATTAACCAAAACCCATATCAAACATATGGTGCAAACCGTATTGCTGGGTTTAGCCCAATGCAACAGCGGTCGATGCAAGATGCCGCCAACATGCAACCTTCCCAACAATTGGGAACCGCCACGGATTTAGCCAGCGCCGCAGGTGTAGGCGCTTTGGGCGCTAACTACGCAGGCGGTCAGTTTTCTGGCGGCAAGTTTGGTCAGACTGATGCCACCGCCTACATGAATCCTTATCAGCAGAGCGTCACGGATATTAATAAACGTGAAGCTGCTCGGCAATCTGGAATTCAAGGCACACAACAACAAGCTCAAGCTGCCCAATCCGGCGCTTTTGGTGGTAGTCGTGATGCAATTATGCGGGCAGAACGTGAGCGCAATCTTAGTCAACAGATGGGTGACATTCAGGCTCAAGGACAAAACGCCGCATATACAAACGCCCAGCAACAATTTAATGCCGACCAAGCCCGTGGTATGCAAGCCCAGCAATTGGGTGAGCAGTCTCGTCAATACGGCGCTGGTTTGGGTATGCAAGGATTCCAAACTGCATTACAAGGCGCAAGTCAACTTGGTCAGTTAGGTGGTCAACAGTTCCAACAGGGCATGGACATCAATAAGCTGCAGAACGTATACGGCGGTCAGATGCAACAACAAGCCCAACGTCCTTTGGATCAGGCTTATCAGGATTTTCAGAACCAACAGAATAATCCGTATAAACAGTTAGGCTTCATGTCCGACTTGGTTCGTGGCTTACCACTGGGTCAGCAATCAACAAGCAATGTATATCAAGGGCCCGGAAGCGCAGTGGGTCAGCTTGCTGGCTTGGGCATGGGTGCGTATGGAGTGAGTCAGCTAATGAAGGCCGATGGCGGCATGGTGCATGATTACGCAGAAGGCGGCGTAACCAGCGATCAAAACGTTGAAGGCATTCTTTCTAAGTTAAGTGATCAACAGTTAGAACAAGCAAAACAAGGCGCTTTGGCTAGACGCGATGTTGAGCAAGCCAACATGATTAACGCAGAAATGGCAATGCGAGCCTCTGCCCGTAATGGTATTGGCGCAGGTATTCCTCCTGAGTTTGCCGATCAAATGGAAGAAAGCATGGCAACCGGCGGTATCGTTGCTTTTGCTGACAAGGGCGCAGTTGAAGACAAAGATAAAAAATATGGCAGCGTAATAGGCAAGGAAATTATGGAAGGGCTAAGCAGCTTTTTTGACAAGTTTAATCCGTCCGCCGCCGGTTACTCAGAAGAAGTTGGACAAACTCCAGAAGCTTCCGTGGAAAGATCTAGAGTCCTGCAACAAGCAGCTAAAGTGGCTCCACCAGCACCTAGAGTTGCCGCCCCATCCGCTGCGCCAGCAAAGAAGGCGAGCGTTGTTGAAAGCAGCGCAGACAAATCAGGAATTGATGCTACGTTTAAACAACCTACACAGCAAGCTGGCGCAAAAAAGTCTGAATCATTATTTTCAGGCCCTAAACCATCTAAGGCCGAAGTAAAGTCTGCGGTAGCTCAGTTTGCCGAGCAACAAGGTGCTACCAAAAGCGAAAAAGAAGACTACATGGCTACGGCCTTAAGAATTCGGGAAGAGCTTGGCAAACAGAACCAGCCCATCTTGGATAAGCTTAACGCAGCCATTGATGCGCAGAAGCCCGATGAAAGAGCCCTCAAAGACAGAGGTATTGGTCAGGCGCTTGCTCAATTTGGCTTTGCTATGGCTGACAGGGCATCAAAGCCCGGCGCAACGTTTTTAGGAAGCGCGGCTGGCGCATCTCCCGTTCTTGCCTCGGTTGCCGAAAAAACAAACAGCCTCATTGACGCTCAAAAGCAAAACTACACAAACCTTAGACTTGATCAAGCTAAGTACGAGGTTGCTTTGGCAAAAGGCGACATGCAAACTGCCGCCACATTGGCTGGTCAGATTCGTCAAGCCAATCAGCAAGATCAAATGCTTCAGTTCCAGATTGCAAAAGCAAATCAAGAGTTTGCCCTCAAAGAGAGAGAGCTTGCACAGTCAGGCGCTTATCAAAATAAAATGGCATCTAGGTATGAAACTATTGGCAGTTTGACAAGAGACATCATGCAGAACGAACGCTTGCCATATGACAAGGCGCTGGAAAAGGCTGGAAGGCTTTTGAAGCCGACTGGTTATGCTGCTGATACAAAGGCAGACGCATCCACAAGAGCCGCTCTTGCAACCGCGCTTAATAAGGTTGAGGCAGAATATCCTGCAATAGCAAGAACAGGCCCATCCAAGTTTGCGCAAGGAAATCGGGCTGCATATGAAAACGCCATGAACAATGTGTACAGAACTTTTGGTGCAGAGCCGCAGGGAGCGTCTAACGCTTCTACAATATCTCCAAGCGCATTTAAGATAGAAAAAATAGGCAAGTAATTCGGAGTCACGATGGCAACATACCAAATTACGGCTCCTGATGGTAATAAATACAGACTTACAGGGCCTGATAATGCCTCTCAACAAGATTTAATCAACGCTCTTTTGTCTCAAAATCCAGACGCGGGTCAAGCCCCTGCTCCCCCTAAAGAGGGGATCATGGCTGCTTTAACTGGCGGCGCAAAAAGATTTGGTTCCACCCTAGAAACTGGCCTTGAGTCGCTTATTGACCCTGAATTAGCGGCAAAACGTGGCGCTGCCCGTGGCGAAGAAATCAGTCGCCAATATGCTCCCGGCGCAAGCTTAGAAAAAGTTAAACAAGCGTATGAGCAAAAGGGGTTGTTCCCTGCCGCATACGAGGCAATAAGTCAAATACCCTCTGCGGTGGCAGAACAGGCTCCAAACATAGCGGCCTCCTTGGGAGGCGCTCGCGTTGGCGCTATGGCAGGCTCACCTTTTGGCCCTGTGGGCGCGGTAGTTGGCGGCGTAGGCGGAGCCTTTGCCCCCTCTTTGATGCAGCTTTATGGCTCAAATCTTCAGCGTCAGGCCGAAGAAAAAGTGCCAGAGATATCAAGAGCAAAGGCATTGGGTACTGCAATTCCGGGCGCTGCCGCAGAGGTGGCTTCTACATTTATTCCGCTGGGTCGCAATCTTATTGGCAAGCTACTTGGGCCTCAAGCAGAAAAAGCGTTAGCCAGAGGTACAAACGAAGGTATTGAGGCGGCTGCTAAAGAAGGCATATCAACGTCTCTTGCAAAAGGCGCTGGCGTTGGTGCGCTTGTAGAGATTCCAACTGAAGTTGGACAGCAAATGCTGGAGCGTTTGCAGGCAGGATTGCCGCTTACCACGCCTGATGCTCTTGCAGAGTACGGAGAAGCTGCATATGGCGCAGGACTTGTTGGCGCACCGTTTGGCGCAACGGCAAGAGGACTTGGCAGACCAGCGGCAAAAGCAGAATATGAAAATATGCTCCAAACAGAGCGGGCTAAAGAAGATGCAGAGCTTAATAAGCGTGCGGCTCAAGCCGCCAAAGAGCGAAAAGAACAAATTCAAAAGACTCAAAGTCAACTTGGTGTTACCGTCACTGGAGAGAATGCCTCTAACGTTTTGATGTTGCCTGCCCCCGGCAAGAAATACGAAGAACCTAAAGATCTTCTACAAGACCCTGTGGGCCGTATCACTGAAGATGAGCTTGGTAAAGCTATTGGCAACAACACGGTCGTTAACTATTTAAACAAGTACCGCAAGGACAACAATTTGCCAAAGCTGAAGTCCTACAGTGTTGAGGACATCAAAGACGCAATGACCGCCCAGAACCCGGAAGGGGAAGAGGGTGCTTTAAACAGTATTCTGGCGTACAAGACCGGCTACAAAGATGAAACCTACACGCTAGACGACATCAACAATATCGCTGTAGCGAAGAACGTTGCCACTGAAACCAAGGGATTCTCTGATTTCCTGACCCGGGCAACTGGTAAATCTGATTTAAACACCATGACGCAGCC